CGTTCGTCCGCGTCCGCAACGGCGCGGTCACGGGGGCGAACAAGGCCGTCGCATGGGTCGAGCACTCCGCCGCCGGCGACGTGGACCAGATGGACGATGCGGCCCTGCGGCTCTTCGTCGAGGACCGGAAGAACTGGGCCGACGCGAACCCAGCTCTGGGCATCCGTGTGAAGCTCTCCACGGTCGAGCGTGAGTCCTTCAACATGTCGCCGAGGTCGTTCGCGCGCGAGCGGCTGAACATGTGGCCGACGCCGGTGGAGAACGCGCTCCGCGCCTTCCGCATGGAGGCGTGGGAGGCGCTCGGCATCGAGGATCCCGACCCGGAGTGGCCGGTGGCCGCCTTCGGTGTGGACATGAACCCCGAGCGGACGAAGGTCTCGATCACGGCGGCCGCGTTCGCAGAGGACGACCTCGTGCACCTCGAGATGGCAGCCGATGCCCCGTTCGACGAGGCCGGCACGTCGTCGCTCGTCGAGTGGATGTGGGAGCGGTGCCGCCGACGCGTTCCGGTCGTCATGGACGGCTTCTCGCGAGCCCGGGACATCCTCGAGGTGCCGCTGAAGAAGCGCGGCATCAAGGTGTTCATCCTTGAGACGCGTGAGGCCGTCCAGGCGTTCGCGATGCTCGATCACGCGGTTCATAAGGAGCGCTCGGTCACGCACTACGGCCAAGAGCACCTGACCTCGTCGATCAAGCACACCGTCAAGGAGCCCGTCCGGAACCGTCCGGGCAGCTTCAAGCCGAACAGGGACACGTTGGACGCGGACCTCGCGCCTGCGGTCGCAACAATCTGCGCGCACTACGGGGCTCGGAAGTTCGCGAAGCGCCGGACCGGACATAGACGCCAGAAGGCGGGAATCGCCGGCTGACACGAAAGGGGTGCTGCACGTGCCTGAGAAGCTCCCAGACGCAGAGCAGCAGATCCTCGCCCGACTGCTCGGCCAGATCGGCCGCTACCGCCGGCGGAACGAGCTGCGCGGCGACTATGTCGACTCGGCGCGGCGTCTCCGGGCGGTCGGGTTCTCGATCCCGGAGCACATGGTCGACTTCCAGACCCCGATCGGCTGGCCGGAGAAGACCGTGAAGGTTCCGGCGGCGCGGATCCGCCCGAACGGCTTCACGTGCCGCACGGACTCGTCTCTGAAGGATGAGATCGATGAGATCTTCGAGGACAACCATCTGCTGTCGCTCGAGCGGATGGCCATCGAGGCTTCGTTGGAGACCGGGTGCGCGTTCATCTTCGCTTTCCGCGGCACCCCGGCGTTCGGTGAGGGCAGCGTGGTCGCGTCGGCCCGAACCGCGCTGGAGGCCACGTGCGAGCTCGACCCGTTCACGGGGCTGGTGAAGAGCGCGCTCGAGCTGATCGACAAGGCCTCGGCCAAGCTCTACCTGCCCGGCGTCACCTATGACCTCGCGCGGGACGACAACGGGGCGTGGGTCATCGCGGCCAGGCACGAGAAGGGCCACCAGCTGGTGCCGTGCGTGCCGTACGTGTGGGGCCGGTCGCTGCGCTCGCCGCTGGGCCGATCCCGGGTGACCCGGCCGCTGATGGGCTTCACTGACGTCGGTGTGCGGACTCTGCTGCGCATGGAGGTCACGGCCGAGTTCTTCAGCGCGCCGCAGCGGGCGCTCCTTGGCGCGGACGAGTCGCACTTCACCGACAAGGACGGCAAGCGGATCTCGCCGCTGTCGGCCATGACCGGCGGCGTGTGGGGTCTTCCCGACATCTTCGATGAGGACGAGGGCAAGAACATCCGGGCCCAGCTGGTGCAGCTGCAGCAGGCCTCGATGCAGCCGCACGGCGACATGATGAAGACGATCGGCCTCATGGTCTCGTCGGAGACGTCGATGCCGGTGCACTACCTCGGCATCGTCCAGGACAACCCGAGCTCGGCGGACGCGATCCGGGCCGCGGAGTCGGACATGGTCGCCCTCGTCGAGTACGAGCGGGATCTGTCCTACAAGCCCGCCCGGGAGCGGCTGGCGCGGCTGGCGCTCGCGGAGCTGCACGGCGAGTTCACGGACTCGATGGCGAAGGATCTGCGCGGCCTGTCCGCTCAGTTCCTCGACGCCGGCACGCCGACGCTCGCGGCCCGCTCCGACGCGGTCGTGAAGTTCCGGGCGGCGTTCCCCGAGGCCCCGGTCGACATGGTCGCGCGGGAGTACGGCATGGCCGATGACCAGATCGATCTGCTCGCTGACGCGGCCCGCACGCAGGCGGCAAGGGCGAGCCTCGACGCGCTGATCGCTGGCAGCAAGACGGCACCCGTCGTCCCGGCGCTGCCCGCGGCGCCGGCGAACGGCCAGACCGGTGGTTGACGCCGCGGCGATCGAGGAGCTCCGGACTGCTCAGGCTCAGCTGTCCGCGCTTGTGCAGGGGCAGCTCGAGGCTCTGTTCGCGCAGATCGACTTTAGCGACCCGGTCGCGGCGCGGGACCTCCTCCTGCAGCTGATTCCCGACCTCGTGGACCGGTACGGGGCCAGCGCGGAGACGATCGCCCGGGACTGGTACGCCGAGCACCGGGCCGAGGCCGGCCTCACTAGCCGGTACCGCGTCGTGGCCCCGCCGTCGAGCGTCACGGCGGACAGGGTCCAGAGCAAGGTGCGCTACCTCGCCGGGGATCTGTGGACGGGCAATCCGTCGTCGATGCTCGGCGGGCTGATCCTCGCGGTCGACAAGTACGTGAAGCAGCCCGGTCGGGACGTCGTCGCGTTCAACGCGGCCCGTGAGCGGGCCCGCTGGGCGCGCGTCCCCACGGGGGCGAAGACGTGCTCGTGGTGCCTGATCCTCGCTTCCCGGGACGCGGTCTACACGTCCAAGAAGGCCGCGGAGCAGAACAACAAGACGGGCTTGCGCTACCACGGCGCGTGCGACTGCCAGGCGGTCCTGATCGGCAAGGACGGCTACCCGCCCGGATACCTGCCGGACGAGTTCTACGAGATGTATACGACGGCTCGCGATGAGGCCGGGTCCGGACAGCTCGGGGACATCGCGGCATCCATGCGACGGCTCTACCCAGAGCACGTCACCGACGGCGTGCACACGCACGACGCCTGACCACATTCCACCCGCAGGGCGCGATGGCCCGCGGGACGACCTCTGCGACGGAGGAACACCAGATGAGCAAGAAGTACCTCGCCCCTGCCGTCTACACCCCGATGCCGGCCTACATGGCCGACCCGCGCATGGCGTGGGCGCGCTTCGCGGACGGCGACGGCGCTGGCGGCCCCAACGGGGCCACCCCCAAGCCCGGCGAGGGCGGCGGGGACGGCGACGGCACCAAGCCCAAGGAGGGCGAGGGCAGCGGACAGGACGACAAGCTCGGCGAGGGCGGCCTCAAGGCCCTGCAGGCCGAGCGCGACGCCCGCAAGGCCGCCGAGAAGCTGGCCACCGAGCAGGCAGCCCGCATCAAGGAGCTCGAGGACGCCGGCAAGTCCGAGGACCAGAAGCGCACCGAGCGCCTCGACGCCCTCGAGAAGTCCGACCTCGAGAAGGCATCCACCATCGCGTCCAAGGACGCCCTCCTGCTGCGCTACGAGATCGCGGCGGAGAAGGGCATCGACCTCAAGGCAGCCGCCCGACTCCAGGGCACGACCCGCGAGGAGATCGCGGCGGACGCCGACGAGTTCAAGAAGCTTCTCACCCCCGGCCGGTCCGGGGGTGGGACCCAGTTCCACCGTGAGCGCGAGGCAAGCGGGGGCCAAGGCGGGGGAACCTCCTCGCTGCAAGCGGGCCGCGACGCATTCGCGGCCCGACACAACCTGACCAAGTAGAAAGGGGCACCCAATGCCTCGTCTCATCTCCGAGACCACTGGTGGCGGCGACCTGTCGTGGCTTGGCTCCACGCATGGCCTCCGCAACGCCCGGACCGTCGTCGTGAACGTCTCCGCGTTCACCGCCGGCACCCACTACCCGGACGGCTACCTCAAGTCCGGGACCCCGGTCGCGATCGTCGGCGGCAAGGCCGTCCCGTACGACGCGACTGAGGCGACCACGGCCGGCGCTGGAGTCCTCGCGGGCTTCATCCTCACGGACCAGAAGATCGTCGGCACCACCGACCTTCCGGCGCCGCTACTCGACCACGGCCGCGTGAAGGTGGCGAACCTCCCGATCGCCTTCGCCAAGCCGGCGGCCGCCGCCAAGCTGTCCGCCACGACCATCGTCTTCGTCTGAGAAAGGGGGCCAAGCCATGCCTCTGTGGACTGATCTGATCAACCCCGGTGAACTCACCGGCTACGCCCGTGCTGCCCTCGATTCCTTCGAGGCGCAGAAGGGCTCCCTCGCCCGTTACCTGCCCAACCGGCAGGTCTTCGACATCGTTGCCCGGTTCGTCGCCGGGTCCAATGGCCTCGTCGAGGAAGCCAAGTGGCGCGCCTACGACGCCGAGATCGAGGTCGGCAAGCGCAAGGGCGGCCGTCGCGTCACCCTCGAGCTCCCGGCCGTGGGCCAGACCATCCCGGTCACGGAGTACGCCCAGCTGCGCACCCGCAACGCCTCGGACGACACGCTCCGCAACGAGATCTTCAAGACCACCGACCAGGTGGTCCGGGCGACGGCGAACGCTGTCGAGCGTCTCCGCGGGACGGTCCTCGTCACCGGCATCGCGACGATCGCCGAGCTCGGTTCGGCCGACAACTTCGGCCGCTCGGGCGCCCACACGGTCACCGCGGCGACGCTGTGGAACGCCGGCGGCGCGAAGCCGCTCGACGACCTCGTGGCGTGGGTGGACACCTACCGCGCGACGAACGGCGTCGACCCCGGCGTCATCGTCATGGCGACCCGCGTGTTCCGGATCCTCGCGAGCGATCCGGCGCTACGGACGAACATCAACGGCGGCGGCTACCGTCCGGCCACCGCTGCCGAGGTGAACGGCCTCATCGAGTCGCTCGGCCTCCCGCCGATCGAGATCAACGACCGCCGCACCGCGTCGGGCCGGATCATCCCGGACGACCGCGTGCTGCTCCTCCCGGCCCCGGTCGCGCCTGACGACTCCACGGGCACCGAGCTCGGCGGGACGTTCTGGGGCCAGACCCTCACGTCGCAGGAGCCCGACTACTCGATCGCGCAGTCGGACCAGCCCGGCATCGTGACCGGCGTCTACCGCGGCGACAAGCCCCCGCTCATCGCGGAGGTCGTCGGCGACGCCATCGCGCTGCCGGTGCTCGCCAACGCCGACCTGTCGCTGGCGGCGCGGGTTCTCTGACCCTGAGCGGTGGGGTGGCCACGCGCCGCCCCACCCTTGTCTGAAAGGAGATCGGCTATGCCGAAGTTCACCGCAAACGTGCACGTGCACGGCGAGAGCGGCCCCGTGTTCTTCGCTGAGGGCGACGAGGCACCGGACTGGGCCGTGGCCCTGGTCGGCGACCACGTGCTCGACAGCGGGCCCGAGGGCGACGACGCGGACGACGAGCCGGATCCCACGGAGCCCGAGAGCGAGGCGGACAGCGAGCCCGACGACGCCGAACAGGATCCCGAGCCGGAGACGAAGGCCTCGAAGGACGACGAGCCGGACTTCACCGCCGCGGCACCCCGCCGCGGCCGCAACCGGAGGTCCTAGCCCATGGCGGCCGCTGACTACGCATCGCTGGACGACCTGAAGGCCCACTGGCAGGACCTCCCGGCCGAGCGTGAGGAGGAGGCGGCGCAGCGGCTCCGCGAGGCGTCCATCGAGATCCGGGCCCTCTACCCAGACCTTGATGGGCGCCTCGCGAGCGGAGGGGTGTCCGGCGACGTCCCGAGGCTCGTGGCTTGTCGCATGGTGAAGCGCGCCCTGAGCGCCGCAGATGCTCCCGATCAGATGGCTGGTCTGAGCCAGGTGTCGTTCGGCACTGGCCCGTTCAGTTTCTCGGGTCAGGTGCGTTCGCCCGACGGCGCGCTCTACCTCTCGGGAGCTGACAAGCGGCTCCTGTCGGGCCGGCGCGAGCGCAGGCCATTCACCACCATGCCTGCGCAAGCGAGCTCATGGGGGGCGTCGTGAGCTTCTCGCCGCTGGCCATGTTCCCGAAGTCCTGGCGGACCCCGGTGACCGTGCTGCGCGGCGGCGGGCGCGACGCCAAGGGCAATCCGCTGCCATCGCAGGAGATCACCGTCGACGACTGCCTGATCGCTCCGAGGGCGACGTCGGAGCCGCTGGACCGCACGAATGGATTCGACTCCACCGCGGTGCTCTACCACGATCCCGAGCCGGGGCTGGTGTTCCTCGCCAGTGACCGGATCCGGGTCCCTCCCGGGGCCCGGATGGCCGGCGAGTGGTCGGTGAAGGGCCGGCCGGGGGAGTGGCCATACGGATGGGAAGTCGGATTGGAGCGTGCCTGATGGGCCTCAGCAGGGTCTCGCGCTCGTATCTGGCGGACGACGGCGGGCTCCGCGAGCTCGCGAACTCGTCCGAGGTCGCCCGCGAGACGCTCGCCGCCGCCCAAACCATCGCGACGGCAGCGGCCGCCGCCGGCAAAAGCGAGTACGGAGTCCACCCCGAGATCGTCACCGCAGGCTGGACGAACGAGCGCCGCGCCGGCGCCGTGGTGTGGGAGAAGCGCCCTGACTGGCGCGACACTCGCGACGCGGTGCTCGTCACCGTGCTCGACAAGATGAGGAGGCGCGGATGACCCCCTACGAGGAGAGCGGGACGCTCCCGACCTGGCCGACGGTCGTCGCCAACGCCACCGGCCGGGCCGAGCGCGCCCTGGCCCGAGCTGACTGGGAGGGCCAAGGCGATGATTGATGCCCTCGTCTTCCCTGACACGCGGGACTGCCTGTTCGACCTGATCAACGGTGCCGCGCACCTCGGCCGGGAGGTGCACGCCGTCTACCAGCTGCAAGCCGACTCTTTCGGGACCCTGACCGGCCCGTTCCCGGTGGCGCTGATCTACACGGGCGGCGGCACGCGCGGGTTCGTGGACAGGGTCGACCGGGCCACGATCGAGGTCTACGCCCCAGGGCAGCAGGCCCTCGACACGCTCGAGTCGATCATCGCATCCATCATCGGCGACAGCATCGAGACACCGTCGGGGTTCCTCGACAGCATCGAGCAGGACCAGACGCCGGCGGACGTGCCGTACCCGTCGGACACGCTCAACAAGGCCGTGGCGTCGTTCCTCGTCACGTCCCGGCCTGTCAACTAGCCCCTTCCCGGGGAGCACGAAAAACCTACTCGCCCTGAAAGGGGTACCTCACCATGCCCACGTTCCAGACCATCCAGCAGGGCGCGGACGACCGCACCCTGATCCGCAAGATCCAGCGCGCCGTCGGCTTCGTCGCGCCGCCCTCGGTCGAGCTGCCCGCCTCCCTGTTCGAGGCCGGCGGGACCCTGATCGACCTCAAGGCGGCCGGCTACCTCCCCATCGGCATCGTGACCCCGGACGGGTACGAGTTCGGCCGCGACGTGAACAAGGAGGACGTGTCCGCGCTCGGCTACGCCTCCCCGGTCCGCTCGGACATCACCGAGGTCGCCCGCAGCGTCAAGGTGACGCCGCTGGAGACCGGCCGGAAGCACATGCTCGAGCTCACCTACGGCACGGACCTGTCCGCCGTCACGCAGGACCCGACGACCGGCGAGGTCGTGTTCGACGAGCCCGACCTCCCGGTGGGGCAGGAGTACCGGCTGCTCATCATCGGCTCGGACGGCCCGGCGGCGGACAACTGGATCCTCGGCCGCGGCTACGGCACCGCGAAGCTCGCCGCCACCGACTCCCAGACCTGGGGCAAGGCGGACCCGGTGCAGCAGCCGCTCACCTTCGACATCTTCACCGACGAGAAGATCGGCACGCCGGTCCGCCACTACATGGGCGGCACGGGCGCGGTGAAGGCGAAGACCGCGCTCGGCTTCACTGCCGGCGCCTGACCCCAATGACGCGGTGCGCGCCGTCCTCCGGGTGTGGCGGCGCGCACCGTACCCCTTCCACACCCGGAACCACTGAGGAGTGACCATGCCCCGCTTCACCAAGGACAGCCTCACGATCGAGACCTCCGTGCCGCGCGAGGCCGCCGAGCTCCGCCGCGACGGCTTCACCGAGCACAAGGCCAAGACCGCAGCGGTGCGCGAGGCCGACGCCGAGACCCCCAAGACCAGCAAGTAACCCACCCCCTCAACACCCGGAGGAAACACCATGGCTGCTGACAAGCCGACCATCAACCTGTCCCTGTCCGCGCTCGAGGCGGAGATCGTCAAGCCCGAGCCGTTCGTGCTCGCCCTCAAGGACGGCAAGCGCGTCACGTTCCCGGACATCTTCGACCGGCCCGCCGACGAGGCCGCGGAGTTCCTGAGCGATCTGCGGTCCTCGGACGACTTCGACCTGATGGCGAAGTGGCTCAGCGAGGACGACTTCAAGCGGTACAAGGCCGCGAAGATCCCGCTCCGCTCCCACGCCGCCATCATGCAGGCGGTCATGTCCTACTACGAGCAGACCATGGGGACGCCGGGGGAAGGGCGCGCCTCCGCGAGCTGATCCGCCGCTACCGCCCGCAGATCCGCGCCGACCTCCTCCGGGAGTACGGCGTGGATCTCGCGGCGTGGTGGGCGGGCAAGCGGTGGGTGGGCCTGCTCGAGCTGATCGACATGCTGCCCGCCGCGAGCCGGTTCAACGAGGCAGTAGCCAACGACCCGGAGGCCGCGGCCGCGCTCGCCCAGGCGAAGCTGCAGGAGCCCGAGGGCGAGACCAATGACTGGGCGCCGCGGGTGTCCGAGTTCGACCTGCAGGCCATGCTCCTGCGCGAGATCCTCCACGCCATCAAGGGGCTCCGGCAGGTCAGCATCAAGGCCGCCGGCGGGAACCCCGGGCAGGAGCAGCCCTTCCCGGGCCCGCGCACGGCGCTGGACAAGGCGCTCGACGAGGCCGAGCGGAACTGGGCGGTCGAGTTCGTGCAGCAGCTCGGATTCGACCCCGAAGACATCTGAACATAGGAGGGCCCGTGCCTGTTGTCGGCATCGCTGAGGTTCTGGTCCGGCCCTCGTTCCGGGGCGCGCAGCGCACCATCGCGAAGGAGATGACCGGGGCCGCGGACAGTGCCGGCGACAGCGCGGGCAAGTCCGCCGGGGCCAAGATGGGCGCCTCCCTCGGAAAGGCGCTCAAGACAGGCGCCCTGGCCGCCGGCGCCGCCGTGACCGGCGTGCTCGGGACCGCGATCGTGAAGGGCTTCAACCGCCTGTCCGCGATCGAGCAGGCGAAGGCCAAGCTCGCCGGCCTCGGCAACTCCGCCAAGGACGTCACAGCGATCATGGACAACGCCATGGCCGCGGTGAAGGGGACCGCGTTCGGCATGGACGAGGCCGCCACAGTGGCCGCGTCGGCCGTGGCCGCCGGGATCAAGCCCGGCAAGGAGCTCGAGAAGACCCTCAAGCTCGTCGGCGACGCCGCCACCATCGGCGGCACCTCTATGGGCGAGATGGGCGCGATCTTCAACAAGGTCGCCGCCTCCAACAAGCTCCAGGGCGACTCCATCGCGCAGCTGCAGGACCGCGGCATCCCGATCCTGCAGCTCCTCGGCAAGTCGCTGGGGAAGACGTCGTCCGAGGTCGCCGACATGGCGTCGAAGGGCAAGATCGACTTCGCCACGTTCCAGAAGGCCATGGAGGCCGGGCTCGGCGGGGCGGCGCTCAAGTCGGGCAACACCACGGTTGGGGCGTTCAAGAACATGAACGCGGCCCTGTCCCGCTTCGGCGCCGCGCTGCTGCAGGACATCTTCCCGCTGGTCGGCCCGCTGTTCAATCGCATCACGGCCGGGATCGACTCGGCGACCAAGAGCGTGAAGCCGTTCGTCGCCCTCGTCATGGAGGGCTTCAACGGGATCTATGCCCTGCTGGTGAAGGGCGACTTCACCAGCGCCTTCGCCAAGGTGTTCAAGGTCCAAGAGGACTCCAAGCTCGTGGACTACCTCTTCACGGTTCGAGACAGCATCCACAACTTCATCGCCGGGGTTAAGGGCGATGTTAGCGCGGCTGATTTCGCACGGATCACCGAAGGGCCGCTCAAAACGTTCGCACTTCTCGGCGCCGGCCTTAGGGATGCGGTGCGGACCATTTGGGATGCTGTGAAGCCGCTCGCACCGCAGATCATTACTCTGGCGTCGGCGTTCTCCCCGCTGGGGCTGCTGCTCAAGGTCATCGCGCCGATCCTGCCCCAGCTCGGCGACCTCTTCGCCGCCCTGGGCACGGCCCTGGCTGATTCGCTCGTGGCGCTCCTTCCCTCGGTGACGTCCCTCGTGTCCGAGCTGGTGACGGTCTTCGTGCAGTCGCTCGTCCCGATCATGCCCAACGTGGTGGGGCTGCTCGGCCTCGTCGGCGACGTGGTCATGGTGCTCGCGCCCCAGCTGGCCGACTTCCTGTCCACGCTCCTGCCGCTCGTCTCCGGCGTGCTGACGACTGCCATCCAGACGGTGGCCGGGTTCCTGTCCGGCGTGCTGGACATGATCATGAACATCCCGGGCGGGGTGGACACGATCACGACGGCGTTCGTCGCCGTCGCGGCCGCCGTCCTCACCTACAAGACCGTCATGGGCGCGATCACGATCGCGACGAACCTGTTCGCGACCGCGCAGAAGGTCGCCGCCGTCGCCGTGCGGATCTTCAACGCGGCGATGAAGGCCAACGTCGTCGGCCTCGTCATTGCGGCCATCGCGGCGCTCGTGGCCGGCCTCGTGTGGTTCTTCACGCAGACCGAGCTCGGGAAGCAGATCGTCGCAAACGTCTGGGGCTTCATCCAGTCCGCGATCAAGGCGGTGGGTGACTGGTTCACGGGCACGCTGGTGCCGGCGTTCCAGGCGGCCGTCCAGTGGGTCGGGGACGCGTTCAACTGGCTGTACACCAACGTGATCCAGCCCGTCTTCAACGGCATCGCCACGGTGTTCACCTGGTGGTGGACGAACGTCACCCAGCCGATCTTCAACGCGGTGATGTCCGTCGTGCAGGCTGTCGGCGGGTTCTTCTCGTGGCTGTACAACGACATCCTGTCGCCGGTGTTCCAGCTCATCGGGGCCCTGTTCGCGTGGTGGTGGAACAACATCACGATGCCGATCTTCAACGCGGTCGTGGGCTTCGTCCGGGACACGCTCGGGGCGATCTTCACGTGGTTCTACAGCTCGGTGATCAAGCCGGTGTTCGACGCGATCGGGGCGGCTATCTCGTGGGTCTCGACCTACGTGATCAGCCCGATCGTGACCGCGTGGAACCTCTGGTTCGGGACGATCCTTCCCGGGATCTTCAACTGGCTGTACAGCAACGTGGTGAAGCCGGTGTTCGACGCTATCGGCGGGGCCATCAACTGGGTCTGGCAGAACGTGATCCTGCCGGTCTTCAACGCGATTCAGTCCACGATCAACGTGGTCGGGTCGGTCATCGGCTGGCTGTACCAGAACGTCGTGAAGCCACAGTTCGACGCGATCGGGTCCGCGATCAAGTGGGTCTGGGAGAACGTGATCAAGCCCGTGTTCGACTTCCTGTCGGACACGATCCAGAAGAAGATCCCCGATGCCTTCGAGAAGGGCAAGAAGTTCATCGAGGACATTTGGAAGGGCATCCAGGAGGTCGTGAAGGCGCCGATCCGGTTCGTCATCCAGACGGTCCTGAACGATGGCCTGATCGGGGCGTTCAACACGGTCGCAGGGTTCCTCGGCACGAAGAAGCTCGGCCTGATCGACCTGCCGAAGGGCTTCTCCGACGGCGGCTACACGGGCCCGGGTGGGAAGTACACGCCGGCGGGCATCGTCCACGCGGGCGAGGTCGTGTGGTCGCAGGCTGACATCGCCCGCTGGGGCGGCGTGGGCGTGGTCGAGGCGCTCCGCAAGGCGCGCGGCTATGCGGCGGGCGGCCTCGTGTCTCCGCTGGACTCGTGGGCGCTCACGCAGGCCTACGGCCCGGCGCACAACGGCCTCGACATGGCGGCACCGCTCGGCACGCCGATCCACGCGGCCGGCCCGGGGCGCGTGTCGTTCGCCGGCTGGGGCGCGAACAACCAGGGCGGCAACGAGATGCACATCGACCACCCGAACGGTCTGCAGACCTGGTACGCGCACCAGTCCGCGTTCGCGGCGCACCTCGGCGACATGGTGCGGCAGGGGCAGACGATCGGATACGTCGGCCAGACGGGGCAGGCCACCGGCCCGCACCTGCACTACATGGTGCTCGACGGCGGCTGGCCGAACGTGATGGACCCGACCCCGTACCTGACCGGCGGCGGCGCGGCCGGCAGCGGCAAGGGCGGCGGGTTCATGAACCCCATCGCCGGGATCATCGATGGGCTGATCGGCCAGTTCAAGAAGGCGTTCCCTCAGGGCGGCTTCGTGGTCGACCTCGTGGGGGACTTCGCGAAGAACCTGCTCAACACGGCCTCAGATGCGGTGATGACCCTCTTCGGGAAGCGCACCGACGACGGGGCCAAGGGCAACGCAGAGGGCATCCCGCACCTGTTCCGTGACCAGGGCGGGGCGCTCCCGGAGGGCCTGTCCATGGTGCTGAACCGGACGGGCTCGCCCGAGTGGGTGTTCAACCGCGACCAGCTCTCGACGCTGAACGGGGCGGTCACCCGCGGCGGGAACGGGGTCGAGGTCAACATCCACGGAAACGTCGGCTACGACCCGCACGAGCTCGCGAACCGGATCGACACGAAGCGGCGCGACTCGCTGGCATTGGAGGGCATCTACTGATGGCAGGCATCGTCTACGGCGCTCCCTACGCGCCGCCCGTGCCGGTCGCCCCGGTGTGGCGTGGGCTGAGGATGGGCTGGACGGGGTGGGACGGGTCCGAGTGGGCCCTGACCTCGCCCCGTTCCGGCCTGTTCCTCATGCCCGGCGTCCGCGGCCTGTCGTTCCCGAAGTTCGAGCGGTACTCGAGCCAGTCCCCGGGCGTCGCGGGGTCGCGGCACCGCGGCCACCGCGTGGGGGACCGTGAGGCGTTCTGGCCGCTTTACCTGTATTCGGACGACGGGTCGCAGGGCTTCATCGACCGGGACAGCGCGTTCTGGGCGTCCCTCCACCCGGACCTGCCGGGGCTGTGGTGGGCGGAGCAGCCAGACGGGGCGAAGCGAACGCTCGCGCTGAAGCTCTCCGACGTCGACGACACGAACCCGGACGCGGTGCGCCGCGGCTGGGCGAAGTACGGCATCACGCTCCTGGCTGATGACCCGTTCTGGCTGGGCGAGCCCGTGAGCCGGACGTGGGCGCAGTCCGAGATGCGGGCGTTCCTGCCACCGACCCCGGGGGCCGGGTATGCGGTCTCTTCCGGTTCAACCCTGGCGACGGCGCGGGCCTCGAACCCGGGCGACGTGGAAACCCACGTCGTCTGGGAGGCGCACGGCCCGTTCACGTCGGTCACGGTCGGGGTTGGCGACAGCACGGTGGTCGCGCCCATCGAGGTGCTCGAGGGGCAGGTGCTCGTGATCGACACGGACCCCGAGGTGCAGGCCGCGTTCCTCGACGGCGCCGACGTGACCGAGCAGCTGACCCGGGCCGAGTTCGGGACGATCCCGCCGGGCGCGTCGGTTCCGCTGACCCTGGCGATGGCCGGGACGGGATTCATCACCGCGAGCTACACGCCGAAGTACTACAGGGCATGGGGGAGGAGGCCATAGGTGGACTCACAGTTCAAGGTCACCGTCTACGACCGGGCGTTCCGCCGCAAGGGCTTCATCGGGGCGCGGCAGTCCACCAGCGCCACGCCACGCCACAACCAGCAGGGGACTGCGTCGCTGACGGTGGCCGCCGACCACCGGCTTGCCGCGGCCCTCACCGAGCCGGGAGCGCGCGTCGTGATCGAGCACAAGCCGTGGCCGACGAAGTACGGGCCGGCCCCAGACTGGGAGTTCCTCATGTCTGGGCCAGTCGTCTCGCGCCGCGGGCAGGGACCGGCAAAGAAGGCCACAGTGACGGTGGAGATCGCCGACGACATCCGCGTGCTGTGGGGGATCCTCGGCTGGCCGGTGCCGACCCAGCCGATCACGAACCAGTCCGGGGCGGAGTACGCCAGGTACACGGGCCCTGCCGAGACCGTCGTGAAGAACGCGGCCCGGGCGAACATCCAGCGTCTCGGCCTGCCGATCACGGTCGCCCCGGACCTCGGCCGCGGCGCCCTCGTGCCGGGCGGTGTGGCGCTGCGGTTCCACCCGCTCGCCGAGAAGCTGCTCCCCGCGGCGGACGCGGCCGGCATCGGCGTCACGGTCCGCCAGCAGGGCGCAGGGCTCGTCCTTGACGTGTACGAGCAGCGGACCTACAAGCACACCCTGTCCGAGAAGGCCGGCACCATCACCGACTGGTCATGGTCCGACACGGACCCCACCGCGACGCGGGCGATCGCCGGCGGCAAGGGAGAGGGCACCGCCCGCACCTTCGCCCGCAGCATCGACACCGGCCTCGAGGCCCAGTACCCGCTGCGCGAGGTCTTCAAGGACGCCACGGACGTGGACACCACCGCGGACCTCACGGCCCGCGCCGCGGCCGAGGTCGTGGACCAGGGCCCGCGCGCGGGGTTCTCGGTGACCCTGTCCGAGTCCGGCATGTTCCAGTACGGCGCCGGCGGCGTCCGGGTCGGGGACAAGGTGACCGTGGACATCGGCGGGCAGCAGCGCACCGACGTCCTCCGCGAATGCACCATCGCCTCCAACGTCACGGACGGACCAACGCAGACACCGACCATCGGCGCGATCGACGACAGCCCCGACCGGGCCATCGCCCGCTACATCTCCCGGCTCCGCGCCGCGGTGAACAACCTCACGAAGGGATAACCCCATGGCCATCACCTGCTACGGCGGCTTCGACGGAGTCCCGATCCCTGAGCCGCAGTTCGGTACGAGCATCTCGAACTGGGCCAGCCAGATGGGCGTCGTCGGTGCGGGGGACTGGCAGGTCACTGCCGGCTCGAACCCCGGGCAGCTGAACATCGCGCCCGGGACCGGCTGGGCGCACGGCGTCACCGCCGTGTCGGACTCGATCACCTCGGTGATCCAGTCGTCCCTGCCCACGGGTACGGGCGCGACCCGCTGGGACCTCGTGGCCACGCGCCGCGACTGGCAGCCCCCGGGAGGCACCGGCGACTTCGTGATCGTGCAGGGCTCTTCGTCGCAGCAGCTCCCGGCGGCGGCTGCCGCGCCTGGCAGCACCGGCCGGCAGGTCTTCCCGGGCATCATCCACGACCAGCCGCTTGCGCTCGTGCAGTGGACCTCCGGCTACTCGAAGCCGACCAAGATCATCGACCTGCGCGTGTGGGCCGCGAACGGCGGCATGGTCGCCCGGGACGCGCTCGTGCGGACCTTCCTCGACCAGGTCGGCACGCAGATCACGATCAGCGGCGAGGAGTGGGTCCGCGAGCTCGACACGAACGGGTCCCCGAAGTGGTCCAACGTCACCACTGACCCGGACGCGCCGGGCCCCTGGGTGAACATCAACGCCGCGACTGACTGGACGATCATCATCGGCCGCTGCCGGAAGATCGCCCGCGGCACGCTGCTCCAGATCGACCTCGAAACCAAGTACACGGGGCCCAAGACGAAGCTGCCCACCAAGGCTGGCTGGTTCATCGGGAAGCTCCCGGCCGGGTACAAGCCGGCGAATCCGCAGCTCGTGACCGGGCTGATGGCGCAGGGCGGAGATGGCTACCTGTGGGCAGCGACGTGCTGGGTTGGCCCGAATGACATCCAGATCGCGAACCCGTCAGAGGGCTGGACGGCGTTCAAGATCCAGGCGCTGGCGGCGCTCCAGTGATCCCCGCGGCAGAGGACGGATAGACGTGTGGACCTTCAAGCAGCCGGGGGGCTGCTCACCGCGATCGGCGGCTTCCTCGGAATCGTCGGTGGCGGAGTCGCCTGGCTCGTCAACCGCGCCGACAAGCGCCGCGAGCAGAACGAGGCCAATGTGATCGCCACCCTGAAAGAGACCATCGCCGAGCTGAAGGCGACCATCGCCGCGCTCCGCCGGAAGATCCATCTGCTCCGCCGAACCGCCGGGAAGTGGCGGGAGCAGCTGATCGCGCACGACATCGACCCGGACCCCGTCGACTGGCCGGAGGACCCCGATGAGTGAACACGAGCGCGACGCCCTGCTCGAGGAGCAGGAGCACGCTCTGCGGCGCCGGAACCGTGCCGTGCGCCGGCGAAACATCGTCTTCGTCGCGGTTGCGACGCTCGCCCTGATCCTCGCGGCCGTGTCGGCGGGTCTGGCGATGGAGAACCATCGCCTGGCAGCGGATGCGGAGCGGTACGCGGCGACTCAGACGGTAGAGAAGCAGAACCTCGCCGAGGAGTTCGCGACGGCGTGCACCCGGGATGACTTCGCGTCGACGACGGCGGGCAAGAACATCTGCCGCAAGGCCGCCGACGTCGCTGCCTCTCCATCGCCTTCCGCTGGGCCTGCCGGCCCGGCTGGCCGTGACGGGATCGACGGCCGCGACGGCATGCAGGGGCCGACCGGGCCGCAGGGACCGAAGGGCGACCCAGGGACGGACGGCATGAACGGTGAGCCCGGCGCTGCCGGAGCCGCCGGCGTGAACGGGCAGGCGGGCGCGCAGGGCGCCACCGGCGCGTCGGGCGCTGACGGCCTCCAAGGACCGCCCGGGGCGCAGGGCCCGGCCGGTAAGGACGGCCAGCCCGGCAAGGACGGCGCGAAGGGCGACACCGGCCCTGCCGGCCCCAAGGGCGACCCCGGGGCACCGGGCGAGCCCGGCGCTGCGCCGAGCTCCTTCACCTTCACGGACAGGACCGGGACGACGTACACGTGCACCCCGAACCCGCCCGGCTCCACCACCTACACGTGCGCCGCCACGAGCGGCCCAGCGCTCAAATGAGAGGCCCGACATGCTGACTGATCTCGCGGCTGTGTGCCGAACCTCCGGGCTGACCGTGATCGAGACGCCGGGCTGGGCCACGCGGGGCTACGCCGGCCAGTCCCTCCGGGCGGTGAACGGCGTGCTCTGGCACCACACTGCGACGGCCTCGGTGCGGAACTACACGTCCGGCGCGCCCACGCTCGGGATGCTCAGGGACGGCCGCAGTGACCTCCCCGGGCCGCTGTGCAACCTCGCGCTCGGCCGCGGTGGCGAGGTCTACGTAGTCGCCGCCGGCGTGGCGAACCACGCCGGGCAGGGCTCCGCGCCGGGCTTCCCGCAGGACATGGGCAACCACTACCTGATCGGGATCGAGATGGAGTCCTCCGGGGTCGTCCCGTGGGACTGGACGCTCGCGCAGCTCGACGCCATGCCCCGCCTCGGCGCAGCGCTCGAGCGGGCGTACCTGCAGTGGCTCCCCGAGGACGGGCGCCTGCAGCTCGCCCACTACGAGTACAGCTCGGCCGGGAAGATCGACCCCGCCGGGCTCCCTGGCGGCATGGACTGGCTCCGCGGCGCCATCAATGCGCAGCTCGCCGGCGGCGGCGCGCTCGCCCCGAAGGCGGCGTCGGGTCCGGTCAAGGCGGTCGAGTACCTCCTCCCCGGCCTCGACATCCCACTTCCCTGAAAGGACCGAACCATGGCTGATCTCCCCGCTGGCAACCTCAAGTCCAGCAGCAACCAGCAGAAGCTCGACGACCTCTGGTGGCGCGAGTGCACCACCGAGGGGAAGAAGATCCCCGTCTACGACCAGTACGGCAAGGTGGTCGGCGAGACGAGCCGCGACAACGAGGCATCGTGGAACCGGACCAACTTCGCCCGCCTGTCGGGTCAGGTGTCCGGCGTGCTCGAGGCCGTCAAGCAGCTCGCCAAGGCCCAGGGCAAGGACATCGACCTCGAGGCAGTGAAGCAGGCTTCCAAGGAGGGTGCGGCCGAGGCGCTCGCTGAGGGCGTCAAGGTGGACGTGACCGTGAACGGGGCGCCGGTCAATGGGTGACCACGTCGCCCAGCCCTCGACCTCGACGCAGGCCGCGTACCCGTGGCGCGCGACCCTCCGCACGGTCCTCGCCGCCGTCGTCGGCCTCGCGCTCCTCGCGCCGACGATCGCGCACGAGCTCGGCGTCGAGTCCATCCCGTGGGTGGCCGGCGCGCTCGCCCTGATCGCGGCCGTGACCCGCGTGCTCGCCCTGCCCGGCGTGATCGCGTGGACCGAGCGGTTCCTGCCGTGGCTCGCCCCGTCCAAGACCGACTGAGCACGCAGCAGGCGTCCCCGCGGCGCCTGCTGCTCCGCTCCGCCTTGCACCGCCCCCTGACCCGCCTCCGCTGGTGGTCCAGGACCCGAAACCACCGCCCCGCCATCGGGGCAGACCGTGAGGAGCCCTCCCTTGGCCGACTACCCGATTGAGTCCCAGCTCGTCATCAACTCCAGCGGGCAGTTGATACCCGGGGGCAAGGTCTACGTCTACGACTCGGACGACGTCGGCAACACGACTCTGCTGCCGCTCACAGACCCGAACGGGCTCCCCATCAACAACCCACTGACAGCCTCCGCCATCTCCACCACGCCGGAGATCCGCACGCCGGTTCTGCTGATCAAGATGGTCGGCGAGAACGGCGCCCAGCTCACCGTCCTGTCGGCCAAGGGCGTCGTCCAGAAGGCCGAGGCAGCAGAGGCGTTCGTCAAGGGCATCGGGATCTCCTCCGTCACCACGGTCGAGCCCGGAACGCCTGCCTCCGCGAGCGTTGACGAGAATGGCCAGATCGCAATGCGGATCCCGCAGGGCCCTGCGGGCAAGGACGGGGCGAACGTCCTCCCCACGGATGCTGCGGTGGCGCAGGCGGTGAACGACGCCGCGAGCTCGACCCGCGGCGCGCTCGACGCTGCCTACACACGCCGGTACCCGCTCGACGCGCGGGCCGACTACGGCGTCGGGGTCGGCAAGACGCCGGCTCAGAACAAGACGGCCCTCGACAAGGCCGTCGCCGACGCCATCGCGCAGAGCCGCGACCTGACCATCACCTGCCCGAAGGGTCAGACGATCGACGTCGCCGGGACGGTGGAGATCCCGCCCGGCGCGGCGGTGAAGATCCTCGGCTCCAAGGAGCGAACGGTAATGCGCGGCACGGTCGTCGGCCAGCCAGTATTCCGAGTCCGTGGCAAGGCCCAGATTGATGGCTTCGAGTTCACGAGTGCTGCCGGGCGCAGCGTCGCCACCCTCACTGACGGGAAGATGGTCCGAGGGGAAAGCGAACCCGCCTTCCACTGCGGGATCAGCCTCGAGTACGACTCCTCGGGGACCGTGCTTCGAAACATCCGCGGCTACGGCCTCCACGCCGTCATCGTCACCACGGCATGGGACGCCTCGGCCGGCGCGGTCTCCGCGAATCTCTCAACGGGCGTCCTCATGGAGGACATCAGCGGCACCGATGTGGCGTTCGTGATCCTCTCCCGCGGCGTGAAGGACGCCACGTACCGGCGCGTTTCCGGGAGCTACAACCTCACCCCGGGGGCGGCCACACCGCCGCACTTGATCTACATGTCCGAGGATGCCGCGACACCGGCGCGCTACTCCGAGAACGTCAACCTGTCCGACCTGACCGCCTGGGATGGCGCCACAGGTGCGGCGGTGAAGTTCGCCGGGATCAAGGGCGGGGCCGTTCGCGGGGTCCACGCGAACAACTGCCGCGGCATCTTCGACGTCATGAACGTCTCCGACGTCTTCATCGGCGACTTCACGAGCATCCAGGACAACGCATCCGCGGTTGATCCCGGCCCCGTCAAGGCCTCGGTGGAGCTGCTGACCTGCACGCGCACGACGGTGGACGGAGGCAGGATCGACGGGAAGCAGATCGAATACTTCCAAGCGATCTCGATCCGGGACGGCGACGCGAACCGCATCCGCAACATCGACGTGACGACCCGGCACATCACCACCGCCACACACGAATCCATGGGCGACGTGTTCCTCCGCGGCGCAAACAGCATCATCGAGAACGTCTCGGTCATGGGTCTTGGTGCCGACCGCGGCTCGGGGTTCCGGATCTACAACGCCCCGGGCAGCCGCCTCCTCCACCCGAGAGTGGCAGGGAACTACAAGCTGGGCGCGTACATCGACACCGGCTCCACCGACGCTGCTATCACTGCCGATCCGAAGTCACTCGCAGTGAAGACCAGCATCAGCGGCGCCGACGCGTTCTTCATCCACAGCGCAGCGGACCCCTACACGATCATCACCCCGGCCACGGCTCTGTCGCAGGTGGACGACTCGATCGCCTGGCATGGGCGGCGTCGGCCGTATACCGGTTCGTCGGCCTTCGCCCGGCTCGATTCCGGGCAGAAGACGACGGTGCAGGCCGGGACGTGGACCCAGCCCACCGGGGGCAAGGGGGTCGCGAACCCGTCCAATGGCGGCACCGACTCCGTCGTCTGGGACGTCGGGACCGCCGACGTCGACGCGCAGGTCAGGCTCAAGATGGGCGGCTCCGGGTCGGCATGCGGCCTATGCCTCCGGTCGCTCGGCGACAGCGACTACCTCGTCGCGGCGCTGATCGGGTCGGGCTCCGTGCGTCTCCTCGCCAGGGAGGCCAGCGGCGCCACGACGACCCTCGCCCAGACCGCCCTGCCTGTCGCGGCTGGGCGCGCCTACGACCTGCGCGCCGTCGCCTACGTGGACAAGCTGGAGGTCTACGTCGATGGAGTCCTGAAGGTCGAGTACACGCTCACCGCCGCGCAGCAGTCGAAG